GTTTACAACTCAACTTAATTTATTTACAGAGTAATATGAAAACAACAATTATTTCATGTGTGATTTTGTTTGTGTTCCTGCTATATGTAGGGCACTTGTCTATAACAATCAAACCGTTTGCGGTCCAGCTTCCGTACTGGCATCGTTCACTCGGACTATTTCTGTTGATCCTCTCTTTTATAGTATATAATGCCGGTGAACATGCAAAAGGCTACGTCGATGGACTAAAAGAAGGGGAAAGAAAAGTATTTGAATTGTTGAAGAAAAAGACTGAATAAAATGGCGTTAAAAAGGCGAAGTTTCTGTTTGCTAAACTTGTCAATAAAAGATAACTTTATAGTGCAATGGATTAAAAGTCAAACCAATATAATCACTAAGAAGTTATGAAAACGGTTTTTTTTACAAACGTAGAAATTAAAAATCTGAAAGAAATTCTTTCTCACTCTGATGATTGTTTAGCACAGAAACTTTTGCTGAAAGTAGAAAAAGCAGATGCTTGTGAAACAAAGTATTTAGATGTCACTTTTCAAGTATGTGTGGAAGCTCATCGTGAAATAGTCGCATACTTTGAGAAATATAAAATAAGAGGGATGGATATAGAATCTCAAGTTTGCCGCCTTGGAAAAGGCTGGTTAAGATGTGTTTCAATAGATGATAATTACATTGTAGCCCAATGTTATGATGATGATGTAATTTATGATCTTAGCTATTCTGATGCCCTTTTCCCTCTTATTGATTATTTAAGAAATCAAGATAAAAAATGCAAATAGAGAAGTGGTAAAAATCAAATTAGGAAGAAGAAAGTAACAAATCAAATTGATTTGATGAAAATGGCGTTAAAATGGCGAAGTTTCTGTTTTCATACCCTGTCAATAACGATTATCTTTATAGATGTAAATAATTAAAAGTCAAACATGTAAATAACAAATAGAACTATGAATAAAGTGATTTTAAACGAACAAAAGATAATTGACAATATAACAGAAGGTTATCCTGTTACAGTTACACGGGAAGACGGTTTCAAGTATATTATTAGCATGGAACGTAAACGAGGTGAAGAAGTATATTCATATCAGTTCGGACGCATTAAAAGAGAATTTGATTCTTTTGATAGTTTGGAAAATGCACTTAGTTCATATGAATTTACAGAGGTTATTTTTTAATACAAGAAAAAGAATGAGGAAAGAAGGTATAAAAAGACAGGATTTTGGATGTTGTCCTGGTCATGATAAGTTTCCCAATCATACCTACAATACCCGTGCTTCAAAGAAAGCCAAACGACGAACAGATCAACTTGCTAATATGCGTGCAAGACGTTGGGCGAGACGGGAATTATTAATTGAATTAGAACTATTGATTAATGACTAACAAGATAAGAAAGGAATGATTATGGGATGGGGATTTTTTATATGTCAAACTGATTGTAAGAACCGAAAAAGACTAACCGAATTTTGGTTACACAAAAATTTTATCGGTGTACATTATCATGGCTGGGTTGATTTAAACCAGAAGAAATTAGCAGAATCGTGTACAAGGCATAGAAAGTTTAAAGATAACTACTACGTAGCAATGGAAACTATAATACCATTCTATGTAATTAGAAAGATTATATTTTCTCCACGGGTTCTTTGGGAATTAGCAAAGTGGTTTATCGGAGCTTGGAGATATAATAATCGGAATAAATAATTCTCATAAGAAAAATGATGAACATTGGAATTGTAGATGTAGACGGTCATCACTTCCCTAACTTTGCTCTTATGCGTGCGTCTGCATATCATAAAGCGAGAGGTGACCAAGTGGAATGGGCTACCCCTTTCAATCAATATGACAAGGTATTGGCAAGCAAAGTGTTTACTTTCACTCCAGACTTCAATTACTTGACTTTGCAGGCTGACATAATAGAGAAAGGTGGGACTGGCTATGACATAAAGAAGCAATTATCATGTGAGATTGAAAGTAGTGTATTAATGGACTATTCCATTTATCCTCAATATAACTTTTCTCTTCAGTTTTTCTCACGTGGTTGCATTCGGAAATGTCCGTTTTGTTTGGTTCGTGAAAAAGAGGGATATATCCAGGCAGTAGAACCGGTTGAGTTGAATCCTAAGGGAGAATGGATCGAGGTGTTAGATAACAATTTTTTTGCAAACCCTGAATGGCAGGATGCGATCAATTACTTACAGAAAAAAGGGCAAATGGTTAATTTGCACGGTGTTGATGTACGTATTATGAATGAGGAACAGGCTTTTTATTTGAGTAAGTTGAAATTGAAAAGAAGAATCCACATCGCTTGGGATTTGCCGGAGATTGACCTTACAGAAAAGTTGAGAGAAGTTACTAAATATATCAAGCCTCGTAATTTGTCTTGTTATGTCTTAGTAGGTTTTAACTCCACAGTAGAACAGGATATGTATCGACTAAATAGGCTTAAAGAGTTAGGAATTTCTCCTTTTGTACAGCCATACCGGGACTTTAATAATGACCGCAAACCGACTTTATATGAAAAGGATATTGCACAATGGGCTAACAAGCATCAAATATTTAAAACCTGCGATTTTGCAGACTTCTCACCAAGGAAGGGATTTAAATGTAACTATTATTTAAAGCAAAATAGAGATGAAGAAGATACTACTTATCTGCACACTTCTTGTCCTGATGGTAGGATGTGTTCCACAGAGAAAATATAAAGAGAATCGCTTCACGAAGCAATTTCGGCAAGCTGATTCTGTGTTTAACGAAAAATACGGATTACAATGAAAAGATTGATATTAAACGTATTGGGGCGCATATTAGGTTACAGGCGATACGTGTGTCCTAATTGCAAGAAAGTGAATTATCTGAAATGTAGTGATGAATTGACAGCCGGATATTGCCGGAACTGTGAACATCCTATTTGGAATTAATGTATAACATTGTGAAAGGAGTTAATTATGTTAGAAAAAGAAGTTACTAAGAAAATCTATGTTGCAGATGACAACAAAGAATTCTTATCTAAAGAAGAATGTGAAAAGTACGAGACGTTTGTGAAAGAAATACTTTCAAGGATTGAGTATTTCTGCATTAGTTGCCAGCCTGATTTAACGGAAACCGGTTTGTTTCAACATAAAATTTATGTTGCTGTATATTCCAATAATTATTATCACAAAGAGATTGCTTTAAATTGGGCTATAAAGGCATGTGGGTATTTGGGACAGAGTGTACAAGGATACGGTTTTCAGCCTAATTTCTCATTGAGTAAATCTGATAAAATAGGCTTCGATGAATGTAAGCCTACAATATGGGGTGGTACAGATTTAAAAAGTGAAAGAATTTTCCTAAGTCCAATAAAAGTTGATGGATTTCCGGATAATATTGATTATATGAGAGAATGGGGATTTAAGTAAATTCAAGAATAGAAAAGAATATTATGGAAATACATAGAATGAAGCCGGAGAATCCTATTATCATCGTTGATGAAGAAGAATTCGACCGGATTGACGCAATAGCCAAGCTGAAAGAAGAAGAGGTGGAGAAACTTGCCAAAGAGATGTTCTTGCGTCATGTTAAATCGAGTGGAATATCAATGCGCTTCCGTATAAATGGTGTGGAAAAAGTAATAAGACAACAGGTTATTACCGAATTGAATTACGATGAACGTGGTTGGCCGGAATCTGTATCTGAAGAGGTTAAGCATACCATTGTAGATGATATTACCCATTACATTAACAAACATTTTGAACACTACAAAGATGATTGTAAATCAGTTGTAGAATATGAATGGAATTTATGTAAAAGTAAGCATGAAAGAAAGATTAAGTATTGGAAGTCTCTTTTTTTCATTACTTTTTCAGTACTGATAGTTGAGTGTATTTATAGAATAGTTCAATAAATCGAAAAGCATATGAAAGCTATTTCAGTAAAACAGCCATGGGCTTATTTGATATGTTCCGGAGTGAAAGATATTGAGAATCGTACATGGCCATGCCCTAAGAAGTACATAGGAAAACGTGTACTAATCCATGCAAGCGCAGTACCGATAGAAATGGTAAATCCTAATAGTGTATTTACAAAAGCTCAATGGGACCGGTTTTCTATGGGGTTTCAACGTGAGCTTATATGTGGTAATAGTATTGTCAATTCTGCTATTATTGGTAGTGTGATGATAACTGATTGTGTTGTTAATCATCTCTCTGTATGGGCGGAGAAGGGGGTATATAATTGGGTACTTTCTAATGCTGTATTATTCTCGGAACCTATACCTGCAAAGGGAAAACTTTCTTTCTGGGATTTTGATGGACTGAAAGAAGTTACAATCGAGTGTCCGGAATGTGGCAGCCATGAAATCGCTATTGAAGATTACACGACAGCTCCATATCCAACGTATTTACATAGTTGCAATAAATGCGGTTATGTGATCATGGAAAGTGAGTGGGAAGTAGTATCCACATAGTTTACCTGTGATTAGTCTTTGAGTTCATTATCATTCTGTATTCGCAGTCTAATAGTCCGTTTATGCGAGGCTTATGAATAATATGTGATTCCGGATATTTTCTAAGTATTCCATTTTGTAGGAACCTAATAGTTTGATTTTGTTCTCTGATTACCACACTTAGTATTACGATGATAAAGATTAGTACTATATACCCAAAGGTGATTAAGTACACTATTTCTCTATTGAAATAGAAGAAGCTTTTGAATGATCTAAAGTTACTCATGTTTTGTATGTTAAAAATAAAAACGTGCCCAATTCAATAAATACACCCTTCGTAGAGGTGCGGCAAACAACCCAAGTAAGGAAGCATAGATATTAAACGGGCACGCATATTTGTGATAATACAAAACGCGAACACCGTTCAATCTATCACCTTACTTTGTTGAAAATTGCCGCTTTCTACAAAGGAGAGACTGAACGTCACAATGATACCTATTTGGTATCTGCCGCAAATATAACTAATTCTTTAAATTAATGTTGAACCTGGGTGCGTCTTTTTAAGATGCGCCCTTTATTTTTTGTGATGATGAAGAAAATAATTGTAACTGGTAGCGAGGGTTTTATTGGTAAAGCTCTTTGCCGGGAATTGTCAAAAAGAGGTGTTGAAGTCATTGGTATTGACCGAAAGAACGGAACTGAAGCATCAAATGTTCATGAACTTTTGAAAAAAGGTGATATCGACTGCGTATTTCACCTTGCAGCACAAACAAGTGTTTTCAATGAAAATTTGGAGCAGATCCGGAAAGATAACATTGATACCTTTATGAGTGTTGCCAATGCCTGTAACCTATACCGGGTGAAGTTGGTGTACGCCAGCTCGTCAACAGCGAATCCTGTGAACACTACTTCTATGTATGGAATAAGTAAACATTTCGATGAACAGTACGCATCTGTCTATTGTAAGACTGCTACCGGATGCCGGCTGCATAATGTATATTCACCAAACCCACGTGAAAGAACTCTTCTCTGGTTCCTGCTTAATGAGGAAAGGGTGTCATTATACAACTGCGGTCAGAATATCCGGAGCTTTACTTACATGGATGATGCTGTCGAAGGACTTATCTATGCGATAGGATGTAACCGTCAGCTAATCAACATCTGTAATGTACAACCGGTGACTACTATGTATTTTGCTACTTTAGTGAAGTACTACAAATCGCTTGAAATTGAGTTGATTAATGAAAAACGGGATTTTGACAATTTGGAGCAGTCGGTGAACCGGGATATCTATTTAGTACCTT